AGTACAATACAATTCCTTAGCAATCTCTTCCTGTGACATCCCGTTCAAATAGAATAGTTTGAAAGCCTTATACTTTTCCTCCCATTCCTTTCTGACCATTTCCTCTTCCAGAAGAGTCAGGCACTTGTCAATATGCGAAATCATGACAATGCTCCGCAGCTTACTTTTTATGATGCTGTTAATGTAAATATCCTCTGCTGATAACTCCTCCAAATCTTCCCCGTCGTCCACATCTGACAACTCGGAAACTCCTTCTTGAACGCTTTTACATATCCGGTTGTAGTTCTCCATCAGCTTCCTGGCATTCTGGAATACCCTAACCTTCCTGTTTTTCTTCTGGGACTTCTCAAACTCCCTTACGGCTTCCATTGCTGCCGTCTTCGCTAATTGCTCCGCTGTCTCTTTATTCAAACAATCACCTCCCTGTTGTCAACTACTCGCCCTGGGCTTATAAAACCGCTTGCTATTAAGAAACTCTTCTCCCTTCCGCTGTCTGCCCAAGAGCTGCCGCATCTTATTAAGTGTTGCTTTATTATTCTGATCATTGAAGAACTCCACAATCAGCTGATACCGCTTTACAGCGTCTTTATACTCTCTGCGCACCTTCCGGCTCCTGCGAAGCTTTTTCTTAATTCCTTATCTGCCTCTGATCTCGTATCAGAAAACTCTATCCCATGAAGCAGATCCTGCAGGCGCTTGTCCTCCTCGCTCACCGTATCACATGCAAGCCGGTATTCTGCTGTGCACTGGTCAACAAAATTGAGGAATCCTGCCAGCTGCTCTGACGGACTTATGGTTTTCTTTTTCATCATTCTCCACCTCCACCGACACAATTCTCACCCGCTCCTGGGGTATGTCTATGTATTCACCACTGTTTAACAGGATCCCGATCAGACCGTCATTGCTGCCGATCATGGTCCCAAACTTCCTCCCAGGATAAACCTGTACAGTGATTTTCTGTTTATCTAAAAGCTTCATGCTGTACCTTCTTCCTTGCTACTGCACATGCTAGACCTGTCCTGCGTTTCGGATCCAGGCATGAGCTTGTAAATAAAAACGCCGGTTCCGTGGCACTTCCGGTCATAACCGGCGGCGCCTTAATAGCTGCATCCGCCTCGGCCTGTAAGCGGCTGTTTACGCTGGCTCTGTCTGCTCTGCAGTCTTTTGATGATTTTCTCAATGTATCCCTCCTCACGAAAATTTCAGTTTAACTGTCCAGTTTCGTACAGGCGTCAAACCTCACTTATAATTTGCTCACCGATATTCTTGAATTCGTAATAGCTTTTGTAATCTCCGTTTTGAACAATGTTTCTCGCCCCAACCTCTTTACGTCTTTCTACTAATTCCTTTAATAATTTTAATTCTTCCAATTGCATACCTCCGTCAAATCCTAATTTACCGGTTCAAAAATTCATCCACAACGTCTCCACCCTCGGAAGACTGTTCTGTGCTCTGGCCGGAATCTGTATTTTCCTCCAGCCTTTTAAATAATTCTCGTACAATTCACAGTCATATCCGGAAATCATGACCTTAGCTTTGCTGAAGATCACCGTCATCAGTAGCTTCTCATGATCCGGATCAGACATTTCATACCTATACTGCTCCCGGCCTCTCGTGGACAGTACATAAGGTGGATCCAGGTAGATCAGAACGTTATCGTGATCAAACGCTCTTATCAGCTCCAGCGCCGGCTTATTCTCAATCTGTACGCCTTTCAGCCTGATCGCCATATCCGCCAGTGATTCCGGAAGACGATTCCAGTTCCGGACTGCGTAGGCCGCTTCCCTGCCGTGCACATCTTTCTTCCAGCCACATTTCTCAGTCAGCCGGAAGCCATGACTCTGCATAGACCTTACTGTAAAGTATCCAGCCTGCTCCACTGGTGACTGTGGCTCCTTTGTAAACGATTCATCGTACACCTGCCTGGAATAAGGTGTATATGTAAGCCACTCCTGCAGCTCCTGACAGCTTTCCGGATTCTGTATCACCCGGAAGAAATTCACCACATCACCATCAAGGTCATTCACTGTCTCGATCTTGGAGGGAGGCTTTTGAAAGAACATGCCACCTCCTCCAAAGTACGGATCCAAATAGCTGTGGTGCTCTGGCATATTTTCAATTATCCAGGAAGCGATCCGTTTCTTGCTACCGGGATAATGTAATAGTGATTTCATTTGTCCTCCTGCTCCGGGACAAACCCTGGATAATCATCAAATGTCATTTGCCCTTTGATTTCATTATTGGCAGTCTTCTTTTGCTCGTTATCCCATGCCTGCCTGAATGCCTTATATGAATTGTATTGTCGGCGGTATCTATAGCTGTCACCAAACACATTCCATGCGGCTTTAACCAGATTTGGTTCGAACGGCCTTATCTTCTCCAAGTCCTCCGTTGCCTTTGCTGATATGGAGCACCCACAACACCCTGTACGTGTTAAGCCGTACACCTCATAGGCATCTGAATAGCGGATATTATAGTAATCTTTGTACCACTGTTTATCCGCGTCTGATACATAAAACAGGGGTCGGAGCCTATACTTTCCATCGGCTGTTTCAGAAAAGCACATAGAGGTATTATCTTTCCGTGGAACGGATCGCATACCGCCCTCGTCCCTGCGCTCTCCCGTTATTACCATATCAAATGATTGTTGAACACTGTGTGCCAGCTGCTTTTTGCAATAGTCGCAGCATTTATTGCTAACATTAAAAGGGATCGGATTATCAGTTATAAAATCCAACATATACTTTGATGAATTTATTACTAATTGAATATCTGGCCTTGGCTCTCCCTTGGAATTGCAGCAACATAAAAAATTAATCGTTGTTTCACACCCAGGATAGCGTTTTTTAAGTTCCGCCCGTTTTGCCGCTTTGTCCTCTGCGTCTGCGTATTCCTTATGTATTGACAGCGGAATATTTTTACGCTGTATGCCCTCGATCCCGGCTGACATAATTTTTGAAACAAACGGCTGACCGTATTCCCTTGTGGCCTGAACGATATTTTTCTTTGGACGGTATCTGGTAATCGTTACGCCATACTGCGATTCCATTTCGCTCACATGACGCTTTATTGCTTCCATTTCAAGTCCCGTGTTAAAAAAAGCATAATGGATGGAAGGAAGGCTAAATGTCTCGCGTACCCGCTCTATCAGATGAAGAAGAATATCGCTATCACTCCCACCTGAATAAGAGCAAGTCGCATTTGGGTGTTCCCTGAGTCTTTTCGCGATAATGCTTTTTATAGCCTCAAATTTAGCGGGTGCGTCATAGTCCGCATATACCGGACGGTCTGTATATACTTTACTTTTATAAGTCTCTTTCATTATTTTACCGAAAGGAGCCAGGATATCCTGTTACGGTGGCCACCGCTCCAGCCTCCTTTCAGTTGTTAATAACTATTCTTTATGCTATAATTCACTCATCATTTGTTTAGGCGGACAGGTGTCCGGGTGAGAGGAAAATGGTTGGCAGTCATAATACTTGTAATTAAAATTTTTGCAACCATTATTGATGTTTCGGAAGCAACGGAGGCATATATGACTAATACCCAACTTATATTTACACAAAACAAAACTACCCAGGTCGACACTACTGCCGGCCACCCCTCTCCCTAAGCAAATGATACGCTTTTAAATTTCCTCACTTATTTCCAGTTCTGCCATCTTCAGCCCTCCGCATTCTCTGCCCAAGTTCTGCTATCATTTCAGCAACCACCTGCTCCATGAAGGGATACTTTTTCATCAGCACCACTGCCCAGGTATTCATCCGCTCCCATTCATCTGAATGCTTCGGGAGAACCTTTCCACGGTAATTGAGCCAGAACTTGTTATAAACCTCCTCAAAGCCTTTCTGTACCTCCTGATCTGTCATAAGCTCTCCACCTTTACATATATCCCAGGAAGATCCGACCAGAACTTTTCCGTTATCTCAGACGCCACCTGCGCATCATCTTTCCAGAAGTGCAGCTCCGTCATAACGTCCTTAAGAAGCTTTACCAGATTGTCTGTATCAGGCTTACTGGTCTTATATTCTCCGTTCTGGTGTTTTCCCAGGACTGGGAAGCACCACTTTGTTATTAACCGCACCGGACCAACATACCTCTCTTTCGGTACATGCTGCCCTAAGTGAGCCAACAGCTTCGCCCTGGCTGCCTTTAATTCTTCTGGCTCATAAAAGACTGGTTTCCCATTCACCACATGAACTTGCTTTTCCTGGTGTGTCACGGTGGGGACCTTTTTCATTGGCATAAAGAATTCAGTCTTGTTTATCATCTTGGGATCCTTCATAAATCTTCACCTCAATTCCACACTTTACCATAAGCCTCACAAAATCTATCACCAGCATTGAGATTATATGATAACCACTTTTGCCACCTATTGTCTTACAGGGAATCCTGTTAATGTGATTCCGGTACTTTGCTACCCTAGGTAACTTAAAGATCACAGGGAACTCAGGCATACCCTGTTGTGCGTGCTGCTTAAAAATATCTATTAGCTTTTGTTGTTCTGGGAGATAGTCTTTTTCAATTATCTCAATCACTTTCAATCGCTTCACCTCTTTAACGTGTAAAAACATTTTTTTGTTTTTGAAATTCGCCCTGTCATGGGAAGGGGAAGGGAGGGGACGGGTGTCAACTTAGACCCGTCCTTTCCTACCCCATGACCACGTGCAACGGGGAAAAAGTATATATTTATATATGTGTCTTCCCCGCACTAAGGGGATTCCTGATTTTAAGACTTCCCCGCACTTATACCACTTTGACGGGGAGGACTGTTTTTAAGTGTTCCCCGTAAATTACCGCTTGACGGGGATTCCTTGTCATTCAGACTTTCCCGTCCCTTGCTTTTCATCATTTTTCAGAATAAAACCATCTTCAATTATGTAACCACCATGCTCTTTCACCCGATCACGGATCGTTCTATCTGACACACCAAGGTACTCCGCTACATCATTTACAGTCGGTTTCTCTCCAAAATTGCTGCCCTCGATTGCCTCTTCCAGGGCTGCTTTTCGGTCTGCTTTTCGGCTCTTGGCATTCTTTTTATTCTTTGCGCTGCCCCTTTGCCACGGCGCCTGCTCCGCTTCTGGCTGAATATCTCCTAACACTCCGGACTGATCCACCACATGAATTGGATAATTAAACCAGAGATTTTGCGGTTCAAACTTAGAAAACTCTCGTAAGGTCCCTTCAATTCTCCATGCCGTCATTGCCTTTACTTTAGCTTTGGCAGCCTCGATATTACGCTCCAGAGCTATCATCTGCCACTTGTCCAGCTTATCTTTGCAGTAATTAAGTATCTGAAAGCTACTGCATAAATCGTCCTGAGAGAGATCATCTTCCCATTTAAAGTGCGCATCAAGGTACTGTATGCAGGCATCACACACCGCTTTATTTTCCTGCTGTTTCATCAACTCCTCGGTTGTTTCAAGCTCTATTAAATCAATAAGCGCATCCGGATCCCTGGCAAATACTCCCGATCCACTGGCCCGGTCCATGGACTTCTTTCCGCCCTGGCTTCCCTTACTGTGATGGTGGCAGTAGATCACCGCCACTCCAAGCTCTGTACAAACCTTATCAAACTGATTACAGAAATTAGACATCTGATCCGCACTGTTTTCATCACCAGTGATTACTTTATAGATCGGGTCAATGACAATCGCTATGTAATTCTTTTTCGCAGCTCTGCGGATCAGCATAGGCGCCAGTTTGTCCATGGGACGGGACTTTCCTCTTAAGTTCCAGATATCTATGTTTTTTAGATTGTTTGGTTGCCACCCAAGGGCCTGATATACATCCTTGAAACGATGGAGGCAACTGGCGCGGTCTAGTTCCAGATTTACATACATGATCTTTCCCTGCGTGCAATCCCAGTTAAGCCACTTTCTCCCCTCAGCTATGGCAATACACATTTCTATCTGAAGAAAGGACTTTCCCGCCTTTGACGGTCCTGCAATCAACATCTTATGACCTTGGCGAAGCATTCCATCAATAAGGGTGGGCGCCAGCTCCGGGAGATTGTTCCATACATCGTCCAGGCTTTCCGGATCTGGCAGATCATCATTGATGGACTCAATCCATTCTTTCCACTCAACCCAGCTTTCTTTTCCTATGTTGGTATCAACAATAAACTGCTTTTTATCTCCACGCATAACGCCGGGCATTCTGGACAGTCTGGACGGGTTGCGGTTCTGCTGATCTATGGCAAGCCCGTTCTTTTTGCAGATATCATAAAGATAATCCACTCTCTTGCGATACTCGCCGTAATCTGCGGCGTCAACCCTTACAATGGCATGGAGACTCTTTCCACCGCTGTGTACAAGACAGGCAACCGGTAATTCCAGTTCCCGGATAATGGCGTGCTGCTTCTCAATCTCCATGGAATCTGACTCCACCAGGGCATATTTAAAATCAGTAACATTCTCATTCTTAGCGCCTTTTCCGTCCATTGGATTAAACCGGATCCACGCTCCGCCCTCCGAATCATAGTCTCCTAATACGCTGCCAATATCTCCATTACACTGTGTTAAAAGTTCAATCAACTGCCCTGCAGTCCTGCCGTAAGCTCCTTTATCTGCAGGAAGGTATTTCTCATCCTTCTTCCAGCTCTTTACTACATAACCGACATTCTCCCCAGCTTCAAACAGGGTTTCTAAATACTTGATAAGTTCCCCGGCTGGATTCCACTGTCTGGGCTCGATAACTTCTCTTTCCTCTACCCAGTTTTTATCAACTACAACACCTTCTGCTGAAACGGTATCGTTCCAGTCAAGGGCGGTGCCAGGATCATAAGGTGGGGTCCAGCCCTGATCTCTGGCATATTGGACAATGGTTCCACCTGTCACCGGAGTACCGGCCCCGTGGAAGCCCCGCCATTTCTTTTCACACTCCCCTGCGTGATACCGCTGGTCGTTCATGCTCCATCGGTCCCACACATCAACGGAATACCCTTCATGTTGCAAAGCCATGCCGACATTAATCCAGTCCTGGTAATTAAGCTCTGATGGGTCTATATGATTTAGGACCTCCATGAGGTCGTATGTACTATCCATGTTTCAAGTCTCCTTATTCCGGTATATACTCACGCGGATTTACGCCCGAAGGTGCACCCCGCCAGCCTGCCGCCGCGATACGGTCAATCATGTTTTTAGCTGAGTCAAAGTTCCATGTTCCCACATGGTGAAAGCCATATTTTTCTAAGCATCGGATCTGTTTTGGAGTACTTAAATTTTCCTCCCGGCGTTTGTTTAGTCGGTCTAAGATCAGACTGGCTTTTCCGGCATTATCTATTTCATCTGGCATGATTCCCCGCTTTTCCAGTTCTTTCTTTTGCTTATCAGAGGGTGGCGACATTTCCCAACCAAAGGAAGGAACGTATCCAGATAAATCCTCTGCCTGAATACTCATTTCAAACTGCAACGGATCTACCAGTGCTTTCTTACGCTTCTTCATTTCTTCCAGCTTCTTTGCAAGAGCTTCTTCCCTCTGAGCAACAACATCTTCTGCGGCTTGTTTTTCTGCAGCTTCAATATCCACTGGGCAGCCTGCCTGCTCGATGTTCTCCGTCATTTTCCGGGCTACTTCCTCATCCTGGCAGATCAGACTGGCAGGGTGGCAAAGCTCATGTCGTTCGGTATGCCATAAGAAATCCAGTAAGAGTAAGTGGTCCTTGCCCGGAAACAACCGGGTTCCACGCCCCACCATCTGACTGTAAAGGCTTCTAACCTTTGTCGGACGAAGCACCACAATGCAGTCAACACTGGGGCAGTCCCACCCTTCTGTAAGTAACATGGAATTACACAGAACGTTATAATCTCCCCGCTCATAGGCTGCCAGGACTTCTGCACGGTCTTTACTGTCTCCGTTTACCTCTGCAGCCTTAAATCCTTTGCTATTTAGAATGTCTCGGAATTTCTGACTTGTTTTGACCAGAGGAAGGAATACAACCGTTTTCCGATCCTTGCAGTGCTTTTCCATTTCATCGGCAATCTGATACAGATATGGATCCAGAGCGGTTGCTATATCTCCGGATTTAAAGTCTCCAGACTGCATTCCCACTGCTGATAAATCCAGCTTAAGGGGAAGGGTCAGGGCTTTGATCGGGGAGAGGTAGCCGGCTTTAATTGCCTTTGGAAGTGTGTACTCATAAGCCAGACTGTCAAAGCATTCACCAAGGTTTCGCATATCACCACGATCAGGTGTCGCTGTTACGCCTAAAATATTGGCTTCTTTGAAATAATCTAAGATCTTTTGATAACTGTCAGATAGGCAGTGATGTGCTTCATCAATGATAATGGTATCAAAGTAATCTACCGGGAACTGCTTTAACCGCTTTTCTCTGGTTAGGCTCTGAACAGATCCGACCACAACCCGGAACCAGCTCCCCAGGCAGGTTTCCTCTGCCTTTTCAGTAGCACACCCAAGCCCCGTAGCTTTCCCAATCTTATCGGCAGCCTGATCAAGGAGCTCTCCACGGTGCGCCATAATGAGCACCCGGTTTCCTCTGCGTACACAATCCTCTGTTACTTTTGCAAATACAATCGTCTTACCACACCCCGTAGGGAGGACCAGGAGCGTCCGTTTGACGCCCTTGTCCCATTCTTCAAAGATTGCAGCCTTTGCCTCTGACTGATATGGTCTAAGTTCCATAATTAAAACTTCCCTGCCTCAAATTTTTTCGGTTCATATGGAAGATACTTCTTCACATGATTAAACTTCTTGTTTGGATCATCTCTTCCAGGCGTTACCTCGATGGTAGCTTTCCCCTTTGCTCCGGGAACTGCTGGCCAGTTCATTCTGACTTTACCCTCGATCTCCTTTTCACCAATGCAAAGGAAGAACTGTGCAATTTTCCACTGCATCTTATCATAAAGAAGTAAGTTCTCTGTAAGGATAGTGGTTCCCTCCTGGGTGTCGATCCTCAGCTTTAAGATTGCTTTGTTACACTCCGGAGATTTATCACCACCTGGGTGTCTGGCCCGTTCAAATGATTCCACTGTAAACTCATAATCTCCAGGAGGAAGAAGGACAAAGTCCCCGCCTCCTTCGCCTTTTTCTACTTCATCGTCCCATCCTAATTCTTTTGCTTCATAATCTGCCATTTGCCATATCCTCCTTAATTAAATACTAAGCTGTCATTCTTTTTCATTTCTTTAATCATTGCATATACCTGATCCCAGGCAGCTACCAAAACCCCGTCAATAAATCCCGGATTTACCTCTTCATACTTCCATACTGGAATATCTGCTGTAAGGTATCCTCTGGCAGCAACTACATTCTGGATATCCCACTCGTCAACTTGATTACGGATCATCAGATCGCGAAGGGCTTTCGGTATCCGTTCATCAATCTTTACATCTGGTGGGGTTACTGATTCTGACTTTGTATCCACCGGCGGAGCTGCTTTCTCTTCCTTTGGAGGCTCTTCTCGGCTCTGACTGACAGTACTCCCAGAGTCCTCCTGTTTCGGCTGAGTAACCGGTGGAGTAGTCTTCTTTTCTTCCATAACGGGATTTTCCGCAACGGAACTTTCTATGATGTGGCGAATTGAGTCATACTCAAATGGCACTTCGTCCGGAAGCCCATAGCGGTTTTTGGCATCCCAACAGGAGTGATGGGTCGTATACATAACTCGTCTTCCGCCCTGAGCTTTATTCTTTCCTTTTTGAGCACCCTGACCGTCCACGTTGACTACCATAGTCTTATAGTTGCAGAACAGAACCATATCTGCCCATTCCTTCACCATAGGTGCTACACCTTTACTCAGCTTCATTTCCCACCGATCGTAAGCTCCCATTTCATCCGGCTGTTCAAACTTCCGCATTTTTGCATGAGCTGTAAGAACTACGTTGATTCCGACTTTTGTCACATCAGTAAGAAGATTTAGAAGCTTTCCAAACTCCTCCTGAATATATGTATAGCCTTTTCCATAGCCAAAATCTTCAATGCTGCTTTTCTGATTCTTCGTGCAAACGCTGGTAGTACAAAGCGCCTCAGCCCAGTCTGCCGTGTCGACGATTAAAGTTTTGCAGACATTGGGTGTCTTGATTACGTCTGAAACCTGATTCAAAACCATGGTCCAGCTGCTAGGCTCCGGAAGCCTTGCTACATCCATATCCTTGGTACTTCCCTCGGTATCAATAAATACTGGGTCCGGGAACCGTGCTGCAAAAGTTGACTTGCCAATACCTTCAGGTCCATACACAACAGTCTTCTTCGCCCCTGGCAACTTTCCTTTAATAATTTGCATTAAAATACTCCTTCCTTCCATCCTGTCTTCTTATCTTCCATGAGCGGGTGCTCCTGACCCGCCACATATCCATCTTCGATAATTATTGAACATTCCTCACCGGTACTTACCCTGGTAGCAATGGCCTGCAGTCCTTCTGCTTCCAGCCATTCACCAAACTCCTTAAGGACTTCTAAATCCATCTGCTCTAACTTGTCCAAGAGGACGAAACCACATTCAGGATTTAACTTCCGGACAATGGCGGTTGATACCTTAAGCCGATCGGAACCTGACATGTTGTCCCACTGCTGTCCTTTGTAAATCAGTTCCCCCTCTTTAATAGAAAGTTCCGGAAGCGGAAGCTCTGCGGATTTAAGAAGCTCATTTTTTGCGTTACGGGTTTCATCAAGCTGTTTCGAAAGCTGGTCGTACTGCCTGCGGTATTCTCTGGCATCGTCTTCCGCTTTCTCTTTGTCAAGGTTCGCCCGCACCTTCCGATTAATCTCCTCAATGTCAGAAATGCTGCGCTCCAGTTCTGCAGTAGACTGATCCTCCAGATCCTTTGCATTCATTCTGGCAATGGAAAGATCTGCCCGGACTGCCTCCTGTTTTTTCAGAAGTTCCTGGATCTGCTCTATAAGTCTCTGGTCTTCCTGTTCTAACTGGTGGAGTCGCTCCCGCTTTCTTTGGTTCTCTCCATTCTGTGCCAGGATGTCCTGTTGTTTTTTAATGAGGTCAGAGGCAGATACTAACTCCACCGGAGCGTCATTGTAAGCCGGTTGCTCTTTGGCATACTTTTCTTTCTGATCAGCAATGCGTCCAATAGTAAGTCTCTCATTATATTTCTCCTGCTCTTCCCGTTCCAGAGTCAGGAGCTTGTCCCCTACCCCAATAATTTTAAGCAGGATCTGGGCTTTTTCTTTTGAGGTTGATTCCATAAACTTCGGAAGGTTCAAGGCAAACTGCTCTACAAAATCATTAAGAAGCTGCTGTCCGCCCTTCTCTCCGTTCGGATCCGTTACCTTTAGGGCACTGTTCTTGCCTTTCCGTTCAACCACAAGACCGTTGCTCATGGTGATCTTAAGATTTGGCGGAATCACTGACTGGTCGCGCTGTGCCTGGGAGGGACGAAACTTGTCCCCACCAAGAACCCAAGCAATAGAATCCAGTACTGAGGTCTTTCCCTGGTTGTTTCTGCCTCCAATAATAGTCAGGCCGTTTGCTGACGGTTCGATCTTTACAGCCTTAATCCGCTTTACATTCTCAATCTCCAATTGATTGATTTTCATAGACATTGTTGCATTCCTCCTGTGAATCCCTTATAATAGGGATGTGAATGATTTACGTGTTACCTTGATTCCCTGGGAGTTGCTGCTCCTGGGGTTTCTTTTTTATGCCGTTTAAGAATATTAAGTATGTATGACACAATATCCTTATCATCGTTTTGACTCTTAAGACTTTCAATCATGAAGCGATTGCTTTCTACAAATGAGATAGCTCTATCAACCTTTGCCACTTTCACACCTCCTCTCACAACGTCTCTAAAGCACCAATCACCATAAACATTAAAGCAACGCTCCCGATGAAGATCACTGCCGGTATGATCCGCTTTGTAAATTCCATCAGCTTCGACGGGCGGGTGTCGGTGTAATCGTCTAACTTGTCATAGTACTGTCGCATGGGGGACCTCCTCTGGCGTTAAGCCTGTTCGTTCGTAAAAATACTTACGCGGAATCCTTCCGGCTCTGGTTAAAAAACCTTTCGCTTTCAACTCACAGTTAAGCTGTTTAATAACGTTGTACCCAGTACGTTCAGATACTTCCATAATTTCAGCGACTTCTGCAGCGGTCATTATTAACTTACTCATTGACTTTCCTCCTTTTCTATATTCTGGTTATCCTGCAGCAAATCTGCCAGAGAAATGCCCATTTCAGTTGCGACCTTTTGCAAAGAATCAATTCTTGGGTTAGAGTCTATCCACCCTCCGATTGTCCCATTTCCAAGTCCGCACCTTTTTTCAAACACGGAAATAGCAATATTATTCTTCTTGCAGTAGGCTTCTACTTTTTTATAGTACAAAAAAACACCTCCTTTTATTAGGAATTTCCATAAATCTATTGACTTTTTTTAGATTATATTCTAAAATTAGTTTGCTGAACAAATTTAGAATAAATAACCTATATTATTGTGATCTTAGGATTTTTCCTAATCACAACTTCATTATATAGGGCTTTTCCTAAAAAGTCAATATGTATTTAGGATTTTTTCTAATATCATAAAAGAGGGAGATACCATGCTTAGTGGAGTTGAATACGTTAGAGATATTTGCAAGAAAAGAAAGATTGCTATTTCTGCATTAGAGAAAGAATGCGGTTTTGCTAATGGATATCTAAATCCTAAAAAAGTAACCAAAATACCATATGATAGAGCGGTTTTAATTGCCAACTACTTAGATGTGAGTATAAATGATATACTTGGAATTGAAGGCACCGATAGCAAACCTCTCACCCGTAAAGATGAGCGGGATATCGAAAAAATTCTTGATTCAACAAGGGATATGCTACTCTCCCAAGATGGTCTCATGTTTAATGGAGATCCCGCATCTCCGGAGGCGATCGAATCAATTTTATCTGCAATGCAAATTGGTATGGAAATGGCAAAGAAGAAGAACAAAGAGATCTTTACTCCTAAAAAGTACAAAAAGGACTGACAAAATGTATGGGTATAAAAGAGAAGGCTGATTCACTTTCAAGGAAGTACCAGAGCCGCAATCCATTTGAAGTCATAAAAGGAATGAATGTAATTCTGATATTTGCACCACTTACTGGTGTTCGGGGGTTTTATCAATACTTTCAGAGAAACAACATTATCTACATAGATGAAAATCTTCCGTACCATGAAAAGATGTTCGTGTGCGCTCATGAAATGGGTCACATGCTTTTACATAAGAAAGCCAACGCCGTATTCATGGACTCGCGCACATTATTAAATACATCTCATTATGAAAAAGAAGCCAACATATTTGCAATAAACTTCCTAATTGGGAACGACATGCTTTATGAGCATCGAGATTTTACAATTGATCAGTTGTCAAGATTATGGGGTTATCAAAAAGAAATGATCGAATTAAGATTTAAATAGCCTATGGCTTTTAAGTAAAAACATCTAAGAAAAGAGGAAATGAGTATGAAAAAGACGAAACTATTAATTACAACCTCTATTTTTTCAGTAATTATGAGCATGACAGCTTTGGCCGGAGAATGGAAACAGGATACTACGGGTTGGCGATATCAGAATGATGATGGAAGCTATAAAGTTAGTTCGTGGATTCAGGAAAATGGAAAATGGTACTGCATTAGCTCTGACGGCTATATGCGCAAAGGCTGGGTAAAGACCACGGATGGAAAATGGTATTATATGAATCCCGAAGGCGACGCAAGAACAGAAGACTACCTTGAAAACGGCATAACATATCATTTTGATCAAGATGGGGTTTGCCAAAATCCAAATGAAACTACTGAGCAATCGCAAGAAGATTATGATAGAAATATAGATGCAATAAGTAGAGGAGAATCTGATAAAGCGGCACTTTACACCTGGAGAGAATCACAGATGGTTGATACCACACCTGGGGTCAACCTAGGAAATGAAAATATTGTTAAAGTAGTTGATTATCACAGATAATATTTAAAAATTCAAAAACCGCCCCGGCGCCAACCGGAACGGCTTTACGTAAATTTTCTCTTACCGGACTTCCGGAAAGATATATCCACTATTCAATGGAATTATATCATTTTCAGGACGCGCTGGCAAGGGGCGTATTTTTTATACCCAAAAACAGAAAGGGAATGATATTATGCCAGTTTATAAAGACGAAGAACGAGGTACATACTATTGCAAATTTTATTATACTGATTATGCCGGAAAAAGACAGCAGAAGAAAAAAAGAGGCTTTAAGCTCCAGAGAGATGCGAAAGAATGGGAAAGATCTTTTCTATCTCAAAATAGTTCGAGTCTTTCAATGACATTTAAAGATTTCACTGAAATATACTTTGAAGATATAGAAAATCGTTTAAAACAATCCACAATCCTTTGTAAACAAAATATTATTATCAACAAATTAATGCCATTCTTCGGAGATATTCCTATGGATAAGATAACGCCGCAGGTTATAAGAACTTGGCAAAATGAGGTACTATCTCACAGAGACGAAAAAGACAATCCCTTTAGCCCGATTTACCTTCGTGCTATGGATAAACAACTGAGGTGTATATTTAATTATGCAGTCACCTATTATGGTCTGAAAGCAAGTCCTTGCAAAAAAGCCGGATCTATTGGCAGCTCTGACAATGGAAAAGAAATGTCATTCTGGACAAAAGAAGAATTCGATAAATTTATAATCGCTGTTGATGAACCAGGATTGAACGAAGCATTTACGGTCCTATACTACACGGGTATGCGAGTTGGTGAAGCGCTCGCTCTTACGTGGGCAGATATAGATCTTGTAAATCGTGTTATCAGCATAACTAAAACATATCATCGCTTTGGATCAGACGATATTATCACCACTCCTAAAACGCGGCGCAGCGTAAGAAAGGTTCCTATCCCTCCATTTTTGTGCGATAGCCTTGTTCGATATAAACAAAGACACTATAAGCCAGACGAAAAAGACAGGGCATTTCAATATACCAAAGTAATTATGGGCAGGAAATTAAGGGCATACTGCGCCCTGGCCGGAGTCAAGCGCATCCGCGTTCATGACTTAAGGCATAGCCATGTGTCTCTTTTAATCAATCTAGATTTCAAACCAATACTAATTGCTGAGCGCATAGGGGATTCTGTTGATATGGTAAATAATGTTTATGGCCACCTGTACCCGAACGAGCATACCGCTCTGGTAGATAAATTAGAAGAATTGAATAATAGTACCAAAATAGTACCAAAGCAAAAAAATAAGCCATCAAAATCCTTTATTTAA